CAAGGGGAACAAGGGGAAGTTGGTATTCGTGGTAGAAAAGGTTTAAAAGGGGAATCTGGAGAACAAGGTGTGGAGGGTAAAGAAGGAAAAGCCGCCCCATTGCTAGAAGAGATTTTATTTGAAGAAGGTACTTTCATATTTTTAATGGCAGATGGGTCGTCCCATTCTGTTAACATCACAGGAGAAGACTAATGGGAATTAAACGGGACGTACTTGGTTTCAGGTATGATGAAGACTTACCTGCTTTCTGCGAGTTAGTGGGCGGCTGGTACTATCATTTGCGAACTAAACGACGGTTTAACAAAGATGAGTTTGATGCTAAATTGGTTGTTGATGGAAAGGCATTTGCAGTTGATGAAGTTGGTGTTCCACCATTGGATTATATCCTAGCTCATGAATATATCTTGTGGGGGGTTGTAGTTCCTGAAAGTACACCTGCGGCTCCTATTGATGCAACAGTCACCAAGGTTCCATCAGGTGCTGATGATACTGGTGAGATAACCGTGACTGGTGGTCCTTCAGATGGAGTATATCAAATTACAGTAACTACTCAAGATTCAACTAGTGGCGCGGCATCAAAGCCTGTGACATATGCTTTAACAGGTGAAGAAACTGATGCAGTTGCGAAACGTGTTGGTGCAATGGCACATGATCCTAACCTTTCTGATGTGGTTGTAGTGGGTGATATTATCACGTTCACACCGAGTGCTGGTGGTTCAATTGATGTTCTTGAGGTTGTTGTAGTTAGTTCGGGTGCTGGGAGTTAAACGATGTTACCTGTTCCAATAGAAATATTGCGTGTAAGAATTGGTTTAGACGCGGCTGATGCGTCTAAGGATGATACTATTGAGCAGGCCAGTGAAACAGCATTAGCCTTGATGGGCAATTACTGTGATCGCAGGTTTCCTCAGGTGGTAGATGTTTTAGAATTTTTCACGCATATAACAGGTTTGACTATTCCGTTAATACGATATCCCTTAGTTTCGATTACTTCTATAGTTGATAATAACGGCACAAATATATCTGCATATCATATTGCCGCGCAAAGAGGTATCATTAATTTGGATGTTCGTGGTACTTTCCATGAACTTATAGTGACCTACACTGGTGGTTATGCTGAAGGTGAATATCCTGCGGATTTACTATCTGCGTTTTATTCAACCTTTGATCAAGAGTTTGCTGCTGTTGGTGGTTCGTCTGGAGCGGGTAGCGTGATACAGTCTGTAACTGTTCAAGATGTTGGTACAGTTAGATTTGATACAGGTAGCAGTTCTGGTTCCAATGATGGTGGTAGTGTTTTCTTACCTGCTTCTGCAGTAGCTATTCTTAGTGATTATAAGAGATACAAATGTTAACACCGGATTTAAGAGCAGCTATACAGAATGCCACAGAAAATGTGGTTGACACTTTGGGGGTTCCTGCGACATGGACTCAGACTAAAACTCCCAACGCAAGTCAGTCCATAGTAGCAGGTTTTAAAAGTGTTTCATGGAATGATCAGGAGTTGATTAACGCTTTTGGAATAGGAGCTAAAATATTTACTATCAAAGTTGTTGATATTGCCGTTGTTGAAAAGTTTGATTCGATAACTGTAAATGACGATATTGGAAACCCTATTGAAAAATATGTACTAGATGCTGTTATGCCTGTTCATTTGAACGGTATACATATCTTTCATAAAGCAATAGTGAAAGGAAGATAGATGAGCAGCAAGTACGTCAGGGATATGGTTGAAGGCTGGTTAAAAGATGTTTCTATGGCTGTTCCATATTATCCCACAATTAATGAAGAGCAGGATCCACAAGATATTATGTGGTGTTCTGCAGATTTTTCAAGTTCGCTTCGTGATACTCTTACTTATTGTCAAGGGAAAACTAGCGAAGAAGGTGAGGTGAGGGTTGTATATTTTGGTCAAGCTGGTGTGGGTGAAGACATATTGATTGCTGCATTAGAAGCTGATATGGTTTTGTTGATGGCTAATCGTGACCCTTCTGATAAACTGGTGTTGATGCAGCGTTCAGCACCATTTGAATTTGGTGGTGGCTCTGCTGAGAGATGGTATGGACTATCCGTTTACGTTGATTATCAATTTTATGAATAGGAGAATGTTATGAGTGCAAAGAGCACAAAAGATCTAGAAGTATGTATTAGTAAAGGTGACGCGACTGTTATAACCTCGAACCCCACGGGTGCGACTAGTGCGAAACCGTGTGTTGTTACAGTAACTAATTCAGCTGCTGAAGGCGAGATGATTTTTATAACTGGAATGGGTATGCCCTCTATTGATGGTAAGTGGTGGGTTGTTGCTTCACCAACAGGCACTGAGCTCACATTACTTGGTTCAGATACTACCGATGATGTGTTTGCTGATGATGGTGCAAATATTGATCGTATTGCAGCCGCTGATATGGAATGTTTGTGTTTGTCTAGCTTAACACTTAATGTTGACGAGCCGGGAACTATCAGTGTGGCAACATTCTGTGACCCATCTGCAACAATCGCTTCTGCAGTACAGGCAGCGGGTACATTGTCCTTCGCTGGCTTTGTGAATATTCTTGACAGCGACTATGCCGAACTTTTGCTGGCGGCTGAAGATGGTATTGAACGTATCATGCGTATTATGCTTCCTAGTAATGGTTATCTTGTTGCACCAATGACCTTTGCCCAAATTATATGGGATTTACCCATTGATGGCGCGGTTGGTTATACTGGAACAGCGGTACTGTCTACTAAGATGGTTCATCAGTTTTGATTGCTATGGCAGGGTCCTCCAGGTTTACAGGTTCTCACGTTCCTGACCTGCCACCTTTTCTAAACGTGAGAACAAACGTGAGGAACGTGAAATGAGTTTAAAAAGAAAAGCTTTAACAATTAATGACACTGAATATGAAGTTCGAGAGATTACGATTGGTCAGGTATTGCCAATTCTACCCCGCCTTGAAGACCCTGAACAGGCTCAGGATGCACAAATGGATATTATGAAAATGTGTATTGTTCAAGATGGGGAAGCTATTGGTGATGCTGTGGTTGATTTAGGTCTTAGTTCTTACCTGAAACTTGCTGAAGAAGTTATGGTTATTAACGGATTATCAGAGGTGGGAAAAGACTTGACCCCTACCTAGTAACACTTCATGCTGTAGGGGAAGTTCTTCATAAAACGATAGGAGAAATTGAATATATGAGTACTTCAGAATATCTAAATTGGATAAGGTATTTTGAAGGAAAAGCAGCAGATAGTAAACAAGCTGAAGAAGTTTCTAAAGGTAACATAATGGCTATGAACGAGGACCAAGTTGTAGGGGCATTGACTAATGGTTAATATAACATTAGATGGTGCTCCTCTCGTTATTAAAAAACGAAAGGTTATTAATGTTCGTATTCGCGGCGAGTTTGCTGGTGATTTAGATGATCGTCTGATTGGTAAAAAAGATAGTTTAACAGTTGATGTAAAGAATCAAACTGAAGCTGATATTAAATATTTATTAAGACACATTACTATTGCAGAAACTGAACAGCAAATAAAACTTAAAAATCCACCGACGCGTGTTGCTGTAGATAATAGAGAAGGGAAACAGTTGGCTTTAGTTGAACGTAAGACTGAAGTGACCTATGGTAACTTTCTTGATAGAGCAATGCTTAAATTTGTTGAACGTAGTTTGTTTTCTGCTATTCACACTTTGGCTGTTAATGCTGAAGGAAAGGCTTTAGGGTCTAAGGCTTATTGGGAATGGCGTTATGTCGCTAACCCTAGAAAGAATAAATATAGTAGAAAGCTTCCTAAGAATTTAAGATCTATAAGAGTAGGATCTTATTTAATTCTTAAACCTAGATCTAATATGGTTGGTTTAGCGAATATGTTTGCTGCTAGAAAAGATGCAGGGTGGCCTGAAGACAGATGGCTTGGACCCGGAAGTAGTGGCGGTAGAGGTTTTATGTCTAGATCAATTGATATGGTTAAGAGAAGCAATTTACTTAAAAACTATACAATTCATGTAGTCTTTACTAAACGGTTTCGTGTTAAGGGTGAAGTTTATAGGAAAAATAATCCTGCAGGTCCTTTGACACCTGTTATAATCATTCGAGCTAAACGAAATAGAAGGTATGCAAGGATAAAATAATGGCACAAGCTCAAGAAAGAATTTATAGATTAGTGGTTGATGCTACTAAGGCGACTAGAGAGTTAAAAAAGATATCAAAATCTACTAATAATATTGATAAAGGATTTCAGAAACTACAAAAGGCAGCGACAAGAGCCCTTGCTGTATTTGCCGCTTTTCGTGGGGTGGGGGAAGTAGTAAAGGCTGCTGATCAAATTAATTTATTAGAAGGTTCGTTTGAAGCCTTAACAGGTAGTGCCATCCGTGCCAGTGATATGTTAGAAAGGGTATACAATACTGTGACATCCACTGGTGCTTCACTAGCAGATGTTTCCACCACCTACCAGCGGCTGACTGTTGGTTTGGAAGAACTTGGTTCCACTAACGAACAGATACAAACGATAGCTGATACGTTTATTAAGCTTGGTCGTGTGTCAGGAACAAGTATGTTTGACACTAACGCGGCTCTGGTACAATTCTCGCAGGGGTTAGCTAGTGGTAAATTACAGGGTGACGAGTTGCGTAGTATCATGGAGCGGCTACCTTTAATCACCAAGCTGATACAGGAGGAATGGAATCGGGTTAACGAAGGTATACAGATTACTCGTGGTCAGGTGAAGCAACTTGGCCGTGAAGGTAAGTTATCTGCTGAGTTGATAAGTAATGCTTTGTTAAATGGTGCTGAAGAAACAGCTAGACAGTTTGCCGGTCTTACATTTACACTTGAACAAGAAATAAATAGATTCACAACTGCTGGTATTCAGGCTATGGCGGCTTTAGCTTCAGCTACGGGGCTTGATGAAGATGTTAAGGAGTCTGTTAGTGGTTTGACTGCGGCTATTAATGAGTTTACTAAATATTCTGTAGATATGCTTGATGCACTTAAGCTAATTAATGATGCAACTAAAATATTTACTCTTACATTCCAAGTTGCTGCACTTACTATCGTTACAATTGCAATTCCTTCGATAATTACAGCATTGGGGCTTATGGGCGCGGCTATGACGGCACTTGTTGTCGCTAATCCACTAGGAGCATTTCTTACACTTGTTGGGTTGGGGCTTCTTGCATTAGTTAATGTTATTCGGACATATCTGCCATACTTTAAGTTTAGACTTCCTGAAGCTTTTTATGAAATGAAAGGTGCAATACTTGATGCCTTGGGGTTTGATGACGCTGCCAAAGAAGCCTTTGAGAAATCTGCAGGTTATGCTGAGGATTTAGGAATAGCTTTGGGGGCGATAGCTGAAGGCAAAGATTGGCGAAAAGTTATTGAATTAAATAAGGAATTAAAAGAATTAGAAAATACTCTTAAGGAGATTGTTCCAACAGTTCAAAACATAGAAACGCCTGAATGGGACAAGTGGATTGAAGAGTTAGAAAAACTAGCAAAGAAATTAAATATGGCTGTTGATCCAACAATAGCGTTTAATGAAGCTATGGTTATACTGAAAGCTACTCAGGCCACAGGTGCATTAACTGTTGAAGGATATCGAGTAGAAAAAGAAAGACTTATAGAAGTGCTGAAAAATGCAAGACGTGAATTGCTAGGTCTTAATGAAGCACTTAATAAAGTAACTGTTAGTGCTGAAAGGGTGAAAACACCTATCGAGTTAATGAATGAAGAATTTGATGCAATGGCAGAAAAGATTACAAGATTACATAATCCACTTATTGAATTTGATGAAGCAATGTTACTTTTAGATCACCTTCTTCGTACTGGAAGGTTAGGGATCATTGCTTATAATGAAGAAGCTGAAAGACTAGCTTTAACATTAGGAGAGTTACCTGAAATAGAACCACCTGTAATAGATATAAAACCTATAAAAGAAGTATCTGCTTTAATGGCTGATCTTAGTCAAGCAGGTAATCATTTTATTGAGGGATTTTCAACTGGTTTGGCTGATTCACTATTGGATGCAACCCAGAGCTTTAGTGACTTTGCAAAAAGTGTATTGGAAGACCTAGCTCGTATGATATTACGCGCGATATTTTTTAACTCTATAATGAGTGGTTTGGAAGGTACTTCATTTGGAAACTTTTTAGGCGTTGGTGTACAGAGTAATGGATCACAAGGGCAAGGGGTTGGCCTATTAGCCACAGGAGAAAACGATAGCCCTATAGGGGTTCTGAGGCCTCCAACTTATGGGTTTGGTAGCTTTGCAGGGGCGACGGGATATGGTAATATAACAGTTAATAATAACAGTGAGAGCAATGTAGAAGTAAAACAAAATAAGAATAGTAATGGGCAAATTGATATAGATATTCTTATTGAACAAAAAGTAAATCAATCAATATCGAGCGGCGGGTTGGATAGGGCAATGAAATCAAGCTATGGTGTATCTAGGAGGGGCTTCTAATGGAAATAGGAACGCGACCTGGACAACTAGATGGTTGCTGGCAAACATGGCAAGAACAAGATGTTGATGTTATTGCTAGAACAGATATGGAATCAGGTGCATTACATACTCGTAGGCGTTTTACTGGAACATCAAGAATAGTTCAGGTTAGTGTAAGATTACCTGCTGAACTTTATCAAATTTTTATGACTTGGTTTCGGGTTAATCAACAGCAAGGTGCGAAAGCAACTTATGTAATGACACCTTATGGAACTGAAGAAGTTTTTCAATTTACATCAGCTCCTGCTATTAATTGGATTGACCCGAAAGTATTTCAAGCTTCTGTAACTTTATATCAGGGTGCTCATTTCGCATGACAATTGCAACAGTCGTAAACAATATTAACATAGATGAAGCTTTCTTCTGGTTGCTGTCCTTCGACGATTATATTAAAGAAGAGCCTGAGAATTTGGTAAGGTTACGAGCTGTTAATAATCTTGAACCCATTGTTAGTAGGGGTGATACGTTTGAGGCGTTTCCGTTTGAGATAACTCTACCCCCTGATGACGGGCAGAAACCTGCTTCACTAAAATTAACTTTTCCAAATGTTGGTCGTGAGTTAATGGAGTTGGTACGCGAGTTCCCGGCAGAGGATGCACCAGAAGTAAAATTAGAATTAGTATTAAGTAGTGATCCAGATATAGTTGAAAAGACAATTGATTTTATGCAGGTTGCAGATGTAGTGTATGATGCTTTATCTATAACATTTACTTTAACATCATCTAGTATTTTTGCACGAAAAACTTGTACAGGTATCTATTCTCAAGTAGAGTTTCCCGGATTGTTCTGGGGATTAAAGTGAGAATTGTTGATTACATAGGATTACCTTATAAGGCCAAAGGTCGTGAGGTTTCTGGTCTTGATTGCTATGGTCTTGTTTATTTATTTTATCGTGATAAACTGGGTTTAAAAATACCTTCTTATAGTGAGGATTATTTACATTCAGAACATTGGTCATCGGTTGCAGAAGCAATTATAAAAAATCTACCAAATTGGGTTAAAGTAGATAAACCTAAATATGGAGATATGTTAGTATTCAACATTCTTGGCTTACCTGTTCATACTGGAATTTATCTTGGACCTAATGATTTCTTACATTCATTTATGAAAACAAATAGCTGTATTGAGCGACTGGATTCCATCACTTGGAACCGTCGACTGCAAGGGATTTACAGATGGCAAAAGATCTAATCACAACACCTATACATGATGATGTATTACATGTCACCGTTGAGAGTGGAAATACAATAGCTGAGGTAATAAACAAGGCTCGTATTCCTTACACAATGTGGGATAATGTAGTTGTCACATTAAACGGTATTGAAGTAAAACGTGTAGATTGGTTAACTCTTAGGTTGCTAGAAGAAGATACACTTAGTATATTTGTAATCCCATTAGGTGGTGACTCAGGCAAAGCAATTCTCCGGCTGGTGGCAGTTATCGCTGTAGCTGTTTTTGCTCAGTGGGCGGCTCCTTATGTTGGGGCTTATGGTGGCATTGTATCAGGTAGTACAGCTTGGGTCAGTGCTGGTGCAACAGCCGCCATAACATCAGGTATCACTCTTGTTGGTGTTATGGCTATCAATGCTTTGATACCACCTCCATCTATTCCAAAACCAGGAGAGACTTCAAATTCTAATAGTTACTTTATCACAGGCCAAACTAATCGTGCAAGATATTATGAAATTATACCCATAGTCTATGGTTCACATAAGATGGTAGCTAATTTAGCTACCACAGTTGATGTGCTTAATTCAGGTACACATTCACTTTTTTCAGCGTGTTATGACTTTGGTCTTGGTGGAGTAAAGTTAACAGATATAAAAGCAGGTGACACATCAATTGAAGTATTTAATGCCCAATATAGAATACTTGAAAGGGTTCCAAGTTATAAGTCAAACCCTGATGATGGACTTGATGATGTTTACATGTCTTTGGTTAATTTTCCAATTAAATATACTGAATTAAACTTAGGTTTAAATGATAAATATGATAGTGCTGACCCTCTTCCTCAACCTGGAACAGAAGGTGAATCAACAACTACCACTGACACAAAGTCGGCGATAGTAGAGCTTTCATTTCCATCAGGACTTGTTAGATTTAATGATAAAGGTGGTACAATAGGTCATAGTGTTGAGTTTACTATTCAGTTTCGTCATACGGGTAGCACTTCAGGTACTTGGTATCCTGTTCCTGCTGAAACAGTGGGTTATGCAGGTGACCATTTGCAATTTTCAGGTGGTGTGGGTGATCCTGGTGGTGGATTTGCTCCAAAACTTGTTGGTCAAATAGGTATTGAAGCACCCTATACAGATTATATCGTTGAAGATGGTAATTTATCTACAGTTAATGTGGTATTCACTACCCAAGCCTATCCTGTTTCATATTCAGCATTTGAGATTTATGATGCTGATGATAAATTTAATGCTTTGATTGACCCTATAAATGCTTGGATAAACATTACACCTATTAATCCTAATGGTTATGATGTTGATGTTAATGGTATTATGTCTGTCACTGGTAAAGAAGGTTTTGAATATCAGTTCGAATTATTATTTCATACAGATTTTATTGGGCGTATCGAGGTACGAGCCAATGCAAGTTTCTTTGAGGAACGTCCTAGTTTAGATTTATATCCACTAGCACAAATTATTGCTCCTGTATGGAGAGTGGATATGACAAAGGTTGTAATACCTGATGAGGGTACAGAACCTCCTCCAATAGATCCCCCTGTAGACCCAGGTGATACAGCTAGATATGATACTACTATAGGCAATGAAACATTTGTTGAAGTTATTGAACGTAAATTAACTCCGGGTAGTTATCCTTATCTTGCCAGTGGCTCTACATTTACATTGTGGATAGGTGGAACAAATACACCTTTGGCCTTAAGTGAATTAACTACCTATCAAGGGGAGTTTGTAGAGCAATTTGGCTCAAGTTGGACAACAGGAAGTTATAAATATAGAATAGCTCGATATGCCTTGAAAGCTGGTGCATGGGGTGTAGATGATGGTATTAATCTTTTAGGTATTCCCGTAATAAATTCCACACAACCAAATGGTCATTTTATACCTGATGAAACCTGGGATTATGAAGATGGTAAAAGATATACTAGATTTAGTATTACCGGAACAGCCGCGCGATTCGGTATTGTAAGTATATTAATTCCCTTTCCTGGAAATGGGCAATGGGATGTTAGGATTACTAGAGTATCCCCAGATTTAACTCAACCACCTTATAATGAATCTCAAGTTATAGACGCAGCAGTATGGTCAAAATTAAATAGTCGAGGTAGCCGGTTAAATGAAGACCCAAAGTCTATATTTAACTTAAAGAAACAACATACCTTAATGGAACTTCAGTTTGAAGCCTCAGATAATATTCAAGGAAATGTTCAACAAATAAGTGCAATAGCTCATGGTCAAATACGTCGACATATAACTAATGAAAATAACACAATACCTTTTCCTCCCATTGAACCAGATACAGATGTAACTTTAATGGCTAACTATCCTCTAGGTTGGTCAGCACCTATGGGAACAAGTAATCCAGTGTGGGTTGTGCTGGATATACTTACTGGATATAGTATTCAAAATCATAAAGAAGTACCACAAAATCATTTCTTTAATGGTGGATGGATTAGAGATAATCAGATAAATTTTTCAACATTTATTGAATTAGCAAATCATTGTGAGGAAGTTGTTTATTATCCTGATCCTGTAACAGGTCCTAATGTTCGGCCTCGGTACGAATGTAATATGATCCTGGCTTCTGATGCACCAATTATTGAAACATGTCAGTC